TGCTACACCAGTTACACCTAAACCCATACGGCGTTTATCTTTTGCCTCTTTCTCCTGTTGCTCAAGAGGATACACAGCACGATCAACTACATTATCCATTGCTCGTACAACGTGTGGTATATCGTTACGTAACTGATTAGTATTGAATACATACTTATCATTTATTTTAACAACATATCTAGCAAGATTAAATGAACCTAGTAAACACGCACCATTTGGTGGTAGTGGCTGTTCTCCACAAGGATTGGTAGCTGCAATAGTTTCGCAATAACGTAAGTTATTTTTCCTATTTATTCTATCTATGAATAGAATACCAGGTTCTGCCCAATCCCATGTGCTGCGTAAAATGTCATCCCATAAAGCACGTGCATTAATAGTATTGTATACTACCCCATCAAATACTAGGTCAAAGTTACTGTCTGATTTTACAGCTTCCATAAACTTGTCTGTAACTCCTACTGACACGTTAAAGTTAGTTAGGTCAGTGCTATTGTTCTTTGCACGTATGAACTCTTCAATGTCAGGATGATCTACACGTAACACTCCCATCTGTGCTCCACGTCTATGTCCTGCACTTGAGATTGTACCGCAAACAGCATCGAATACATTCATAAAAGATACAGGCCCAGAGGACTTGCTCTCTAGGCTGCGTATCATAGCCCCACGTGGACGTAAAGTAGAAAAGTCATACCCTATCCCACCACCAAGTCGCATAGTCTCAGCGGCCCTTGTAGCGGCTTCCATGATACCATGCATACTATCTCCAATAGTCATTGATACAAAACAATTGTATGGGGTAACACGTCTAGGTGATCCCATTGCTGATTGTACACGTCCAGCGGGTAAGAACCTTTGGTTATATAATATAGTTTTAAAGTTTAAAAAGTGTGCTTCATCATCCTTTAGTGCTTCAGCTACACGTTTCATAGCTTCTTTAAAAGATTCATTCTTACCACGATACTTCATAGAGTGTATCTCTTTAGATATATTAAGTGTTGGTCCGTATGTTTCAGTCGAGTTTTCTAGCATTATTATTTACTCCATTATTATTTTTACAGATTTAACGGTCATACCGTCTACATCATGGATAAGATTACGTATAGTTTCATCCACATCTTCTTCTATCATACCATCTACAGGTATAGGATAATCCTCTTCGTCAAGCTCAATTGTTAGAAATATTTTTACTTTCATCATGTTCCTCAATTAATAGGTTGAGATACCACTGTGCTTTTTTTAAATCTTCTAAGCCATTTTTATATCGATATCTCCACAAGTATTTTATTATATTACCTTGTAAATAATATTCAAAGCCACTTAGACCATCATCTGTAGCTGCACGAATAGCATCAATGCATTCAACGCCAGATTGATTGTAGTGTTTTGGACTGTTTACATTGTCTGCCATTCGTGTGTCTCCTTTAAAAGTTTACTTTTATTATGTTATCTTGCTTTTCTACTATTTTCTTTTTATTTTCTTTCTTTTCTTTTTCTATCACATTTTGTGTATACTCGTAAAGCATTTTTCTAAAAGATTCACTTTCTTCCATTAATGGAACGGCTGCACATAACATAGAACCTAATTGCATAATATGAAAATAATCATTCTCTGATAGTTCATTGTCTTCTGAACTTGACATACCTACAAGTAATTCACCTGTCCATTCTCCTTTATTATCTACAAATGGAGATAGCCTTATTAATATATCGTTATCGTCAAACTGTTGAAATACTGTACCCATATCAACCTCTCTTTATTTTTTTCAAAGGGAATTGAATAAAGTCTGGATGCATATTCTTACCCTTTTCTTTTAACCATTCTTGCGGTATAACACGATCACAATATGTAAATTTATTACGGTCACACCATTGAGCATATGTAGTCTTAGCACCTTTACTTAGCTTACGTCTACTGTTTTCAAACACAAAACGTATGTCTAACTTGGGGTGTTGCTTTTTAACACACACATGTTTACGTCTATCTCCCGCAGTAAATCTGCCTTTTACCTCAACGATAATACCATTAGGTAAAATAAAGTCAGGGGTATAGGTACGATACATCAAGTCTTCCCACTCAATCTTTAAGCATTCGTACTTGATAGGTATCTTATGTTCTCTCAAAAAGTCTTTGACTTTAATCTCTAGACCACTCCTATACCCCTGCTTCATAGCAGCTTTAAACTGTTTTTGATCCACTAGAACTTCCAGCTAAAATCAAGAGGTATTCCAAAGGATGTAGTTGATAATCCCAACTCCTTTAGTTCCTGCTTCACAGCTTCATCTGCGTCTTTACGAGCTTGCATAGCTGTACGTAATCCTGCATACTTTGCTTCTCGTAATACTTTTTTCTTCTCTGCAAGTTCTTTTTCCATTGAAATAATGTTTTCTTGCAGTTCTTTAATTTCATTATTTTCGATCATGCTAACTCCTTTTCTATGTATTGCACAATAGGTGGCACCTTGGCCTTAGATACTTTAGATGGTAACTCTTTAAGAGTAGGCCAACACTCAAAACGATAGTCACAGAATCTACAGTTATCGTCAAGTATATAGTTACCAGTTGCTTTCCCCCTGAACGTTTCAGGTATAGGGGAAAAACATCTCTTGAAATCGTTTAGAGTTACAGTATTAACTGTATCAATAATCTTATTCATTTGCTTATTCACATCTGTCTTTGCTTTAACATATTTAAACTGCCCACTTGCTTTATTTATTACCCACCATCCACCAAGTTTTTTACCTGCTGCACGTGCGTATCCTGCAAGTTGACTTATATAACCAAAGGGATCACTCTCCTCTAAAGATTCGTATGAGTCAAACTTGTGTCTGTAACTATAGTCAGATGCAGATTTAATATCATCAACAGCATCATCTATAATAAGATCATAAGAACCTGAAACATAAGTATTATCAATGTCTCCCACTGAAAGACTAACTGTATCTGTATTTTTAAAAGCTACATTTGACTCTGTGAGAACTGCTTTAAATACCGACTCAACTATATCTCCTATCATCATGTTCATTACAAATGTAGTTGGTTTAGGTAATGCTTTCTCTGGTTTATTTTTATCAAACCAAAGCTGACAAGTAGGACGCCCAATGTTGGACATCCTTAATTTAAACTCCTTACGTTTATTGCCTGACCCAAACTGTCGTTTTAGTGCGGCAGCAATATCGGAAGCAACACGGTCAATGGTTTCATCAGACATTTCTGACTTACCATTGGCTGCGTTTTCTAGATACTGATGTATCTTTAATTCTGCTGGATGATTTATCACGCAAAATCTTCCATGTCTGCATCAATAATATCATCTACATCATCAAATGGAATGTCCTCATGTTTACTTACGTTTTCATCCCATGAGTTAGCTATATACTCATTATAGTTTGCAATCCAAGCCAAGAAGTTTGTAAGTGTTTCTTGTGCTTCTGAATCTAACTCCAATGAATTAGTGATATCTAACTCTAAATCAGGTAAGAAGAAGCTATTACCATTAGGTAAGCTACGTTCTTGTGTATTTGATTTAATAGTATGCATTGGTGGTAGTCTACGCATCTTGTTTAATTTAGTAAAGATACCACCCGCCATTTTAAATGCATCACGATTTTCAATCTCCCATATAAAGGGAGTAGCAGTTAGATCTTCATTAACTGGATTACCATTTAAGTCCATAGGATTGTCTAATGTAACAGTACCAAACATTACACGTACACGTTTAATCTGACGAATTAAATCTTGTGTCTTCTGAGGTAAAGCTTTGAAGTCTTCAATCCATCCAGCAGGTTTACCACAGTTGAAGCCACCATCATTATCTTTAAGATCAATATTCAGGTTGTCAGCCATAACTGTCTTAACGTAACGATTAGGTGCAGATTCATTGCCCATTATAAAACGTTTGTACATAAACCTTTGCATGTACGGACGTATAGTTGCAGACTCTGCATAGTATGTAGGTCCATCAGGTATCTCTAACTTATATGTACCACCAGCTACAACCTCTAGCTTTACCTTCTTACCGTTTACTTCTTGCTCACCCATAATGGCTGAGTGATTAATCCGTAATCGTGCAAGGTTAGAGCTATCACGAGATGGTTTATTATCGGCATTCATCCCAAGAGTAGCTGCCATTGCGTTGTAATCTGAAGTGTTAAATGTTTCTACCATAGTCATATATGTATCTCCTTTTCTTTTGTTACAGGTGTATAGTTATATCAGGCTACGTCCTTTGTGTCAAGCCAATTCGGACCTATTTTTGCCTCTAATAATAGAGGTACATTTAAGTCTAAATTCCAACGTTTATTTATTAAAGACGTAAGCACTTGATTAGTACGATTAATAATTTTAAGAACTTTCTCCTTTTCGTTTGGGTGCACGTCAATAACAATACTGTCATGTACTGTGTTAACTACGCAACTACGTAGTTTGTTTGCTGTTAGTAACTTGTCTATGTATATCAGAGATATAGGTACTATGTCAGCAGTTGCAAACGATTGTACAGGATAATTTTTTATCTGTGTGAAAAATGTCACACCTCCATAACGTCTACGTTGTACATCAGGAAAGGCAAACTCACGACCAGATGGGGTAGTAATCTTGCCTGTACTCAATGCCTCTTTTGCTAGTGCTTCATGCCACTTGGCAATGCCACTGTACTTGGTTGTAAACTGCTGATAGTAAGCAGCCTCTGCCTTGGTTCTACCAAAGCCACTTGCCCCATACAAAGGTGCAAATGTGTGTGCCTTGGCTTCCTGTCTGCTGATAGATTGACCAGCATCTGTGATAACCTTGGCAGTATAACTGTGCACATCAAAACCTGTAGCCACCTCATCAAGGGCAGTCTTGTCCTGTGATAGGTATGCTGCCACTCTAAATTCTAACTGTGCAAAGTCAGCTTCCATTACTGAGCCACCATCCCATCGTGATTTGAATACACGTTTGACAGGAAACGTAACACCACGTGGCATGTTTTGCATATTAGGATCAGCCCCTGACAACCTGCCAGTGCCTGTGCGATGTTGCAATAGCCTAACATGAAGCTTGCCATCAGGCTTAACAAATGTAGAAATACCCTCTACAAAACTAGATAGATACGTTTCTACTGCAGATAACCTACGAACACTAGAAAGAAAATGCTCTGCCCTTGAGTCTCCTTTGGCACGTGCGATACCTTCAAGGTATACAATATTATCTTTACTTGTACTAAAACCATTTGCACTAATCCATTTAGGATTATCAACACCAAACATAAGCCCAGCTATCTCATTAGTATCCAGAAAAGTAAAGCCACTGGTATTACACGTAGTACAATTATTAAGTCTTGTGTATGGTGTTCCATCTTTCCTTACCTTTCGTACTTTTCCATTACCTTTACACACATTGCATTGCTTTGCTTTTTGTTTATACAAAGGTATACTGTTATTACGTACTTGATATCGTACATCTTGTTGATCCATGTGCTGATCAAATTTGTCAGGCCATGTTTTTTTATCTTTAGGCTTACGACTATAAATCACCCAAGATAACTGCTCTGGACTATTTAA